CCGTTACTAATTACCGTAGAATTGTCCAAAGTAATAGGATCAATTTCTGTGACTCGTATCCCGGTTGTCAGACTCAAGGCATATAACTTGCCGACCGATGGAACATATATGATATCGGCAAACTGCCCATAGGTCGGAGAAACAACCGTATAATCAGTTAAATCGTTCAAATCATTGAATCTAATTATTTTTCCAGAACCATAGGAACAGGCGAACAGATATCCGCGTGCATAAACTAATCCAGAAATTGTATTTACCGACAATGTAACTATCTGAGAATTTTCATCCTGATAAGTAAGCCCAAAATGATTAGCGAGCATATAATCACTGTTTCGCCAATCCGTCAACCTCTTATCGAGATTAGAGCCAAACATATTTCCATCAGCATCTTCATGTAATTGAGAATTCCCTTGCACTAATCCCGTTGCCGTGTATTTGGATAAATAATTTATCGTTCCGCTTCCAGAAAGTTTTAAATCTAAAGCGTCGCGATGTGCTGTGGTGGTATCTTTTTGAGCATTGAGCAAAAGCCTGTGGGCGTAAACGGAATCAGTATGTGCATTGATCCTGTTCGAAAGTGATAACGTATCACCTCCCTCAAGGCAGCCTGTAATTATATTTCTCAAACTATCGATCTGAAAAATCAAAACCTTGTACTTGGAAGAGTTTATCGGAATAACGTAATGCTTGCCTGATATAACAGTATCCACCCATTCAACTTTTTGCACTACCTGGGAAAAACATAAATTGCAAGAATTGAGCAGAAGTAAAATTGGAATCAATAATAAAATCTTTTTCATCAGCTTTGCGCTTTCAAATTCAATGCTTCTTGAAGAGTGTACTTGTGCGTGTCGGTTTCTTCTGCATATATATTAGCAGCTTCTTGCTCTGAGTATTTATCTAGGTTTGTTATTTCACCGGCTAACTTATTCAATGCCTCTTGGATTGAATAATAATGCTTATCTGTAGTTGACCCGGCGAGAATATTCAAAGCCTCTTGCAGACTGTACTTATGCTTGTCTGTTTGTAATGCTATTACGTTAGTTGCTTCTTGGTCCGTGTATAAGTGCAGGTCCATACGACATTCCTCTCAATTGAATAAGACAGGCGGGAAGAAGGATACCCGCCCGTCCCGTGGAGATGTGTCCCGTTAAGGGCACACACTTATCGCGTGTAATGCACTTCCATTCTTAACCGATAAACATGTCCGGCTGAAGTTATTGCAATTTTCAATTTGTAATACGCGCCGATAACTAAATGACCGAGCGCGGACGTCAACGGAGATGCAGCCTCGCTTGCAACGATATTTGAGGTACATAGTTTCGCTGTGGCAATTGTTGCGCCTGCAATATTCGTTGAGGGTGTGAATCTATAAAGTGTTATAACGTTTCCGGGTGCAAGTCCGGTATTGCTTGTGCTATCAACAGTTTGAGCCGTAACAATCAGTCCAATTACGTTCATCGAATATGGAACGTAAAAAATACATAATGAATCCGTCACACCTGCCTTCACAGTGTCGATCTCAAATGTTTTTACCATAACCGGAGTTGCGGCACTTATCGGATGTAATTGCGCTTGTGTTATTGAGCTAATAGCAAAAGCCATCAAGAAGAATACAATTAATTTTTTCATTTTAATTCTCCAAAAATTTTTGAGAAATATTTAATTTCAAAATACAAGTGCGCCCGTTATTCACAGGCGCACCAAAAATCAACTCAGCACACAGTTCCATCAAAGAACCGATAATCCAATATTCCGCCGCCGTAGATATGACGAATCTTGTATGTCGTCTTATCATTAGTGAACCAGCTGCCAACATTAGGAATATCAGATACCAACAGCTCAGGTACTTCCTGGCCATCCAGGAAACCGATTTCCAATCCAACACCTGCTGTACGCTTGGCTACTAAAACCCAATCGGTTGCATCGGTCCAATAGTCAACTCGGATCGGCTGAATTCCTTGTTCTTGTATGAATGTATTAGGCAAACCCGCGCCTGCACCATAAGCGGTATACTGACCAGCTTGCAATGCACAGAGTTCGTAAGAAGTCTTTTCTAAATCAGAAGGGATAAGTAAATATCCCGGCACAATGCCGATGCGTTTGCTGTTATCAGCTTGAGCTTGTTTCAGCATCCGTAATCTGGCAGCAAGCAAATAGGCAGAATCCAACGCATTTGCACCAATATTTGCATGTCCGGCGATGTAGAGAGCAACGCCGTCATAAATAGTCGGATTGTTACCTGGGCGTAAGAAATCATAAACGAACTCGTGCAGTGTCTGACCTGCAGCTCGCGCCATCCTTGCAGGTATTTTAACGACCGCGCCAACGTCATCGTTTTTTATCATTTCAAGAGTGATATCTTCCGTTCCGCCGCGTTTTGTCGGAGTGTATGTTGCCGCCTCATCAGTTGGAGATGAGAGTCCAAGATATGGACCTCCTTCATTTACTCCCGGCAGATTCCCATATCCGCCATAGCGTACCCTTGTTTGAAGTCGGAAATCTTTCGGGCTGGTGATATCGACAAACGGCCGCCACGTATCGAGATTCAACATTGAATAATCTTTTACTAATTGCCGATTCAAAGTGTTGGCGAGAATGTTTGCCCAATCAGTTGTCTCAAGAGAAAACAGCAATCGCTTTGAATCTTTCTTCATACCGGTTACGTGGATATCGCCGGTTGCCTGGACGTAAGCTTCCTTGATAGATCTAAACGGCGAAACTTGTCCCTTCCCTACCGTTGCGATCTTTACATATTCGTCTGATCCTGCTTTCAAAGGTTTGATTGTAGAACCGGCGCAGGCGAACATTAGATCTAACGATGCCTGGAACTTATCGAGCACATCGGCTGTAATTTGGACATCCATTCCAAGATTGTTTATCGTTGGATTTGTAAAGGGCGCGAGCATCTCGCGTGTTGCCTTTATATCCTCCGCGAGCTCGAGAGCGGTGAATACTTTTCCTTGCCATTTCGAGGCGAGAACTTTTTGAACTGCTTGAGGCAGTTTACTATCGTTTAATGCAACCGCTAATTGACTTTGACAAGCAAGGATTCGAAGTTGCTTAATCTCTTCTTGTTGTGCGTCGAGAGCTGCTTTTAAATCACCTTGTTGAGCAGCTTTCTTTTTGGCGTCTTCAGCCGCTTGCCTCGCAGCTCGCTGCTCTGGCGTCTCTGTAGATCCGGCCGCTTTTAACGATAGAATCTTTTCATCTAGAATCGGTTCTATTGTTTTCTCGTCGAATCCTTCGGGAAGTTTAAGTGATGGTTGCGGTTTGTCCGCTGCCAAAAGATGCGAGTATAGTTCGTTCTCATTTACTTTCAGCCAATCCGGACATCCTGGAGCAAAAAATAAGCTTGGATACGCCAAAGCAAAGAGAGCCATGAGTTTTAGTCTGATATTCATTTTTGTAACTCCTTGTAAATTGTTATGAGATGCAACAAGACGATTAAATTTTCCACCTGCTGCCCCTCTCGGAACTATATCCACATCTCCACCTGCAAAACCTACTACGACCGGTACGGTTTCATTCACCTCTGGAACAAATTGGGTTCCTTCCGAATAATAACCGCCGTCGATTGATAATTGAAATACATCGAGCTGATTGTTTGCTCTTAAATAGTTTAGATTGTCTTTGAGCCATTGAGCCGATGGCAAAATGTGAAAGCTGTATCGCAACTCATTGCCCTGGACGTACCCGCCTTTTAAAAACCCTACAACTTCTTTCACACCTTTTTTGCTTGAATCAATTTTGTGCCCGAAGAAATCTGCGTTCTCATTCACGTAGACGCGCGCTCCTTCGAATACATCCTTCGATTTATGCAATGCATCGCTTGAAACAAATAAATGTGGGCGCGCGGGAGCAAAACCCGACTCTACTACCGTTACATCCCAAATGGTCCCTTCACTGTTGCCTGATGCGATTGTGGCAAGTATAGGCGAGGGATTGCTTTCCTTAACATCCAAAGGATCGCAGAGAACTAAATGAGATACATCATTATCGACAAGAGTTGCTTTGAACGAATCGCTGTGTTCAGAAACCCATTTCTTCGCTTTTGCCATATCGAATTTGTCTTTGTCAAACCGAAGCGCTTGTACTTCCCATTGATTACTGCCTTCCTTCTTGCAGTAAATTATACGAACGCCTGTATCAATTTCTTTAGATCTACAGGTAGAAAATTGAGACGGATCTTTTAATCGATGCCGGATCTCATTCTCCGTCTGCTCCCACGCGGCAAGAACTTTATCAACTGCAGCCAATATGTGAAGTACTTTTTTCATTATTTCATTATGACTCTGCGAATTCCAAAGTTACCGGCATGAACGATATATTTGATACCGGATGGTTTCAGATTTTCTTTTTTCTCAATCTGAATGTCGGCTTCAGTTAAGCTGTCAATGACTTTTAAATATCGCTCCATCGACTTTTTGATAGTATCCTTTTCGGCCTGCTTGGTAGAGCGATCAATTGCCTCTTTGTATCCGACAAGCGTGCCGTTGGAATCAAGAATAGTCTGCTTTGTGGCAGCCAATAATCCTTTCGGAAGTTTTCCTTCCTTCTTGGCTTCTGCTTCTGCTTCTTCCCTTGCCTTTTTTTCTTCGGGTGTTTCCATTTTTATTGTCTCCATTGTTTGTTGTGAATAAAAAAAAGGCGAAATGATTTCCGGAACGCCGTATCGGAGTATTCCGTCTTTCATCTCGCCTCTGTTAGGTGCTTATTCAGTCACCAGATCGGGCGCTGCTTTTATGCAGATCGCCGGTAAAACTTATTTAAAGAACAAATTCATCGCTACAAAACTACATATTCGCTTTTTATCCCGCAAGCGTTTCGTTTTCCCCATGATTGCCCACCGTTATGCCCCCTCATCCAAAAACCTCATAGCAACAACTGTAATACTACATCTACAATTTGCCACTTCCCCTACTGGCAAACTTGGATCGTGAGGATAATCGACATAATAAATTTCTCCGTCTGCTCCCACCAATTCAAATTGTTCCTCAGCTGCTACAACGGTCCCATCTAAAACTAAATGCCCTGGACGCGGGATTCCTATATGAGAATGGATCCAACGCTTGCCGATATCCTTTACCTGTTGCTTCATTTGAATAATCCGGTCATGCGTTGTCATGTTCTGAATTCTTTTAACTTCTGTCTGATAGATAACCTGAGCGCGCTTTGCCACCGTTCCGAATATGGAAGGATCCTCGAGGTTGCGGCCGATGTTATCGATAACATCTACTGCGAACTTCTGCCCTAATACCGCTAAATCCAATTCACTAGTCACATTTCTAAGTGCGTTTCCTACTAAACCTTGAACCTGTGCTGCTGAATAATTTTGAAGCGCTTCGAGCTTTCTTTCAGATAGAAAAGGAAGAGCATGGCTGATTCCACCTGATTTAATTATACGGTCCACACTCTGAATTCCCTTTATAAATTGCTTTCTCTGGTTATCTGTCAACTCTTTAGTCAACATCATTTCGAATTGCCTGGCTAACCTATCAAGTCTTGCTTTTAAAACATCAACGCTCAGCGCGTCCATCTCTTTTCCGGATTCGGCAACGAGTAGAACTATATTCTTTCTCCATTCGTTTACAATCCTGGCTATTTCGACATCGCCTTTCGCACTGATTTGTTTTATCAGATCGTCTATCGCTTTTTGCTCTTTGTTGGTAGCTGGGGGAATTGGCATATCAATTCTTAAATATTTTCAGAGATTTTTTTAGTGACTTAGAGAACCAATCGAATACCGAGTATCTCAACTGATAGCCTATAAAAAAAGCCTGCTTAACTCTTGACCAATAATCTTTTGCTGTCAATCTAAATTCCTTCTTCTACCGGTTCTTGCTGTTATTTCTTCTGAAACTCTCCGATCCCCGCTTTCTTCCTTTCATTTTCTAAAAACTTATTTATCGGCGGGGCATCCTTTAAAGTTTCTGTTGCAATTCTATCTTGCTCCTCAGTGTCGTTAGCTTCTTTGATTTCAGCTACAGTCCGCGAGGTATCGACTTCAATACCCATTGCCGTTAAGAATCCGTCGACAACTTTCTTCGCTGTATCCGCTTCCGCCCATCCGGATGTAACCGCGACTTTAAGAGCATTAATTAATTGCGTGAATCCTGTTCCTGCTGTATCCAGTTCCTTTTGATCCAAGTTATACAAACTGATTTCAATTTCAAAATACTCGTCCGGATTAAGCTTTAATTTATTTTTTTCTACCGCGCATTGTAATACGTATTGCGCCATAAATTTCAATACCCTCTTCAAATACTTCTGTACTCTTTGAAGCATTTTCTTTGTTGGAATACTCATCGCCTCTGCGGTAGCTCTATTTGTTTCATCGCCTTTCCCGAACCAAACATTACTAAATCCATTTGCGCCGAGAATAAAACTCTTGATAAGATCTGCAGCTGCTGTTACATCATTGGCTGCTAAGTCTGCTTTTAAAACTTGCCATTTAGCTTTTTCATTGTGTTGATTAACCATGCCCCTATCTGGTCGCGTAACTTTCATAGCATCTATTTCTTCCTGCGTCGCTCCCTGCATTTCAACATCAAAGAAATAATCATTACGTGCATCGAAGCCATCGAGCGCGCCGAATAAAAATTGATCAAACGCATCGCACCAATCAATATCGGTCATTATCTGTGAGTACCCGCGCAATTGCGTAGGAAGTTTATTCAGCTGAAAGAAAAATACTTTTCCATCCAATTTGCCATATCGTGGATTATTATCTGGATTTCCATCAACATTATAACGTATCACTTTGAACTCAACCATTTCCGTTGAATTCGGTGGCTGCATTTTTATCTTATCAATTTTTCTAATGTTACCCTGGACTGGAATGACACCGGAAGTAATTTGTCCTGTTGTATTATCCTGGGATTGTGGTACGATATAACGCGGATCCAGATAGCCCAGCCATACCTTGCCATCCGTCTCATTCACATTGGCAGGCATAACGAGTTCACCGTTAATCAAATAGTCAAGAAATATTGACGATAGATCATTCTCGAGGTCATTGACCGGATCTTCATAGAAGTCATCCCATACTTGTTGTCCCTCGTTACGATCTTTAAGCTCTTCCTCTCCCTTCGGCGTTCGCTTCTTCAGTTTAATCTTTACTTTCATATCTTCGCCAACACAGAAATCTACCAGTATTTCCAAAATCCTTTTAGCCAATAGATTTCTCTGCCAGAGATAGAATGCTTTCTTGCAAACGTCGTTATAGGCAAGAGGCGTTAAGTCTCGCTCGGACTTGGAAGTTAAGCGCCGGTACTTTCCTTCATCTGCTGAATCTGTTCCTACCAGTCCGATCTGAGCCGCTTTAAGATTTCCGCTTCTAAACGGATCGTATATTGTTTTAACGAGTTTAAGGTCTTGTTCAAGTTTTGGCATGTTATTCTCCGTATCTGTCGTAAATGATTCTTATCTCCACGTCAAAGTAATTAATTCTGATATTCTTTGCCAACACTATGACTCTATCTCCCTTAATTCCTATAACGACATCCATCTTTTCGATTACTACTTTTTCACATTCCATGTCCTTGGTGCATTCACCTTCGTGCGGCAAGTGAATAGTAGTTCCAACGAATAATTTAGTGGGAGCTGAATGTCCTTTCTCCAAAAACATTATACCGGTTATCCGTCTTTTCGGCGCGGACTCTTTCTTCTTAAACCATTCCATATTTCATCCTCATCTGAATATATAAGTCGTGTGCATAGTCTTTAATTTTATTCAGCCTTTGTGAAATCTACGTAATATTCGACACCGTTCTCAAGCTCTTTAGATGCAGCTTGATTGACTATGTTTAAATTTATTTCTCCGCTCGGTGTTGCCTCGAAGAAACTTTTATTCTCTTCACTCCCATCAACAACCGGAAGTAATCGGATGTCTTTCCCATCCTCGCTTTTTTGCACAACAACAAATTTTGCACGAACCATAAAATACCTACCTTTCTACCATACACACGACTATCTAAACATTGTGAACGCACAAGCGAAGCCGGCACAACCTACGATCATAATAATCCAGATTGCAATCTTATATCTCCTGCTCATATCAGTATCCTTAATGCAATAATGATATTACAGGCAATCACAATGGAGAGCAGCAATCCACGTATATGCACGTCTTTGCCAGCAAACATCGGTATCCATTTGCTTTTTATCGTCATCCATCCGATCTTGCGCGTGCGAGCGAGCCATTCTAATCGTCGAGGAAATCTTATACCGAATATTTTATCCCATCCGCGATTCTCCCAGTATGTATCAGGCAGTTCAAAACCTTTTATCATAGCAGCTGCATAAAATAATACGTCTTCAAGCCCTGCATAATGTAATAATACGATACAAGTAACATTTAGAATGACATTTAAGATACCGATGAAAATACTTGGCGCTGTGAAATATTGAATGATCGAAATAATTAAGAAGCAGAAGAAATACCATAAGGCGAATTGACTCATGCTTGCTGCTTCACTAGGTTCTTCCTGGTATCCGCCTTTCATCCAATAAGGCAATTCGGATTTTGCCATTTTATAGCAGTCGTAGAGACTAATCGGCATGAACATTCCAAATACAAACCATAGATTGATTGTCATGATTTTATCCCTTTCATAATTTATTCACAATCCATATTAAACTGCTCAACACAACCGCTAACCATAGCGTCTTTTTATATTTCATTGCGATACCAAAAATTACGATTAAATATAGAGCATCCATGTAACGAACGATGAATTTTTCCGGCTCCGCCATAATAACGGGAGGCAACTTCCAGAAGAAAGTGTACAGGAATGAAAGCAAGAGCCCACAACTTAAAACAGCCAGCCAGTAAACATCCCGCTGGCGTGAGAAGTAAGAAGCCAATGACCGGAACCATGTTGCCATTATTGACACCGATTGCAAAAAACTTAATCGATATAATCGCAGCGAACCAGGTGCAGATAAAGATTTTCGGATTGTCCTTGACATAATGAAATATCCTTTTCAAAATTAAAACATAGAATGATGCAAGAAATAGACACCAGATAAAATATGACTGTTTAAATGGCAATAGGGTAAATGGTTTGAATACTATTGCAGTCCATCTCGGATAGAAATATCCTGCAAAACGTGACATATCAGTATTCACCCAAATCCACTTGTATTGTTTTACCCATTCAAAATTCCCCTTCGCCGCTTCATAGAAAATGTGAAAATCACATCCGCGCCATTCCTGTCCAAGATTTTGTGATTCCAATTTCGATGGATATTTAAAATACCAGAATACCGATGTGGCAAAAACCAGAGTATAGACAAACCACCGCATATATTTATAAAGTGTTTTATCTTTCAAAAAGAATATTCTTTCCGCTTAGATGCTTTTGGATTATATCTGAACTTTGTCTTGTTATAAATCGATTCTTCTACTTCTTTTTTCTTTTCTTCTTTCTTTGTCATACCTGACTGAGCTGCTTTAATCCCCCGTAGTTTACGTACCCAATTCCAATAGACAACAGCATCGCCTTTATTTGTAGATCTACCAAGCTTTGATTTCAATTCCTCTTTGGATTGAACGATAATCTTGCCGTTTCGCGTCTCCCATTTCGGCGCCATCAGATCGGCGAATAATTCTTCGTCCAATGGTAACGCTAGATCGCTTTCCGGATCCTGTAGATCCGTTCTCAGCTGCCACCACATTTGAGAGCGCAGGTTATTAAAATCCTCGACCTTGCCTGGTAAGTCAACCGGTGCGGACCCGGATTGTATATCAACTATCTTTGCCCCGAGTCTTAACATTTCATTCACACATCCAGCGCCCACACCTACACCGTCAACCGCCACACATTCTGAAGCGATGCTTTTCACTTTCATATCATAAAATAGATTCGATCCGAACTTATTTGCGTTTGGGCATGCTTTAGCTTCAACTTCAATCAGGATCGATCCAATGCCTTCAGCTATTGCTCCCTCATCCCCGCTTTCAGAATTTGCCACATCGGCACCAATTGCCTTCCTGCCCTGGATCTTGTCGAGCTGCAGATATCCGTTCTCATCACAAAAAGCTTTGCGCCGATCGCTTGCTGCAATAAGCCATTCATAACGTATCAATGCTTCTTTTGCCTGCTTAGGTGATATCCCCCGGGCACGGCTTAAAAATAATGGATGCTCACGGTCTTTATACCGATCGAGCATATCCTTTAAACCCTGTTCGCTTTGTGCACCCGGGATAAAGTTCGGATTCTTTGTAACTACATTAGGATGATCGAAGCCTGAAATAATAATATGTTCGGTGCGTTGAAGCTTGCAGAATTTATGCAGCTCGTCTAGTTGATGGTCCGGATTGCCAAGCGCTATTATAATATTATTCGGAGCACTGCAGGCGTTTTGAATTGCCGTTACTATCGGCGCTGCTATGCCTGGCGTTTCTTCCAGTATGAATAACAAATCTTTTCCGTGAAAACCTTGAGCTTTTCTCGCGCTCTGTCCTATTTCTTCAGCTCTAACACCAGCAACGAAACCTACTGCTTTCCATCCCTCTTCGCTCGTCGCTTCCGGACGCATTCTTAATTCGAGACTCATTAACTTGCCGCGGCCGAATCGCGGATGGAGTTTTGTTATTTCTTTCCAGAGATGTAATCCGAGCTGCTCTTCCTTCGGCGCAATCGTAACTACCATTGAATCTTCAAAGCATTCCAAAAACCAGAGAGCAATACAGGCCGCCATGTAAGTTTTATTGATCCCTGTGGCTCCCTCAATACCTAACCACTTGCCTTGAGATAAAACAGATAAAGCTTTCTTGAAAGGATTCCTATTGCCATCCCATTTATGCTTCCTATATTCCGGCAGCAGTTCCCAATCGATAGTCTCTTTTGGAACTCTCAGACGATCAACTATCCATTCCTCGGGATGTTTCTGATAATATTTGATGCGTTCGCGCTCTGCCTCTTCTCGCTTCTTGCCTTCAAGTTGAGCTGTCTGATTCATAATGCGTTTACGTCTTTCGAGTTCGGCCGCCGCTCTTACCCTTGTCAAATCATTTATTGGTATTCGAGAGGACAAGTCCTGGATCCTCACCATTTGCAATGCGTTCAATTTGTTCCATCGTACATTTCGATGGATCGAAGGTCCCTACGTATCCCGAATGCTCAGTCTTTTCTTTCCATCCGTGTACAAGTTGCATCCATAACTTCACAGCTTGAGCATCACCGGTCTTTGCTTTCTTTGACAAACCTAATAGAATTTCGAGTGTTTCTGATTTGATTGCGGGGGTTACATCGTCAAGCCGTATCTCTTTCATGTGTTCGTTGACACATTTCCGCGACATGCCGCATCGTTTTGCTATTTCTGCTTGCGTTGGCGCGTGATTTTTTTCTTGATAAAGTTTAACGAATGCTTCTTTAATCGCAGCATGATGACTATTCCACGTTGTCTTATTTGTAACTTCCTGTGAACCCTTCTTTTTCATTGTTCTTTTGACGAATCCTTTAATAAACAACTCCTGCAGCTTTTGACTGCAGGAGCCCAAGAGACAACATTGTATAGCGTTTCAAACTATACTGATCGAAGGTAAAATAGATTATTGCGGACTGTTAAACAACGCTTTCGTTTTCCACATTGTTTACACAAAGGAAGGTGTAATTCGTTCAGGCTGGAATACTTTTAATCCGATTTGGAAAGTAGATGATTTTTTTTGAAGCAAAAAACACTTCTGGGTTAATTAATTCAGAAGCATTTACAAATATTGTTTTTCTTCCGATTGCTTCTTTATCGTCTGGAATAATAATACAAACAGCATAATGTCTTCGTGTCCTATTCCCCTTTTCAAGATACTCTCTCTTTAGAAGCCGGAAATTCTTAACTTTTTCCGATTTAATGAATTTTACAGTATTTTCGGAAGAATCGTATTTGCTAAGTTGAACTATTTTCACTTGCTTGGCCATATTAGATTTCTCTTTGATTTGGTTGCGGGAATTCCTTCCATTGTTGACCGTCGAGGAATGGCATCTTTATTACCTTGCCATTAATTTCCATTTGTTTGAGGAAGAATGGAATATTCCTTCCAGTTGCATAATCTTTGATCATTCGAATCCAACTTATTTCGGTTAGCCTTCGTTTGTGACCGCTTTCACATCCTGCAATGATCCAATCAATTCCGACAGACGGATTATTACCTATTGCCAATCGTAAATCTATTGGACCGATCAACGGTTCAATACTAATGAATCGAATTGCAGCCGGGATATTTAAAAGAATTGGAATACGATAATCGGCTGTTTCTTGACTTTCAACCGAAACACCGAACCACACATTGGGAAATGGCCAAGGATAACCGACTGAATGGCTGCTATAGATATGGTCCTTTCCTTTATATGATCCGCGGGATAATTCTATACATACTAAGCTCGGATTACTTTTAAATGCCGCCTTCATATATTCAAGCATTCTCTCGGGACGCTTTGTGAGGATTTGGAATGTATGCTCCTGGTATACAGCAAATCTTGCAAAAATAAGATCGATCTCTTTGAATGAAACATCCGGATGGAATAGATCCGACATTGAACATACGAATATCATCCGGGGTTTTTTCCAATTCAAAGGCTCATCCAATTTGTCATCGTGGAATGTAATATCGAATTGACCGGGGACTGCGGGATATCCATAACGTCCGGCCAACCGTTTTGCCATCCTCTCAGCGTAACAATACTTACATCCTGGGCTTATCTTTGTGCAGCCAGTGATCGGATTCCAGCTCTGATCGGTCCATTCAATCTTTGTATTTGCACTCATATAGAAATTATCTCCTTTGACAAATATTTTTATTCTTGTAATGCAATCGTTGCATTTATGCCGCTCTGTTTGGTTTTATGAGCCTCAAATTATTCGGTTTATTAAGATCGTCTAAGGGGTTTTGTATTTCTTGAAGTCGGCGCGGATCATTATGAACATATAACTCGGTTGTTTTAAGACCTGTATGTCCAAGTTCATCACGGATCGAAAGAATATCGGTCCCATTATAATATAATTCTGATGCGAAACTATGCCGGAGGCGATGAGTATTTGTATGCAGATATTGATTCACAACTCGATTGATTGTAGATGGAGAAATATATCTGCCCTTGGAACTTTCGAATAACCATTCAACAGGTTCTTGATTTTTCTTTTTTGCATCAACGATATAATCTCGAAGGATTTGCAGAAGAGTTTCAGGCAATTGAACAATTCGATCTTTTCCACCCTTCCCCTGGCGGACTGTGATAATCATATTTTTGCTGTCAATATCTTTTAATTTAAGATGGGCGGCTTCCGATCGCCGCAAGCCAGTTGCATAGAGAAGTGATATGATTGCTTTATGTTTTTTATCCCGAACGGTTCTTATTGTTCCAAGAATAAAATCTTTATCGAGTGGAATCTGAATCCTTTTCTTCCACTTCGGCGGTTTAATGCCGTCCATCTTGTGAATCTGCTTCTCGATTTCCAAATACCAAAATCTAAGCGCCCAGAAACATTGGCGCTCCTGACAGACTGAATATTTGTGATTAACCCAAACGAGAAATTCCTTTATTTCCTGCTGATTGATATGTTTTGGATGCTCTTTACTCTTGAAATATTCACAGAACATTCGTAGGCAAGATGAATATGAATGCCATGTCTGCTTTGAGAAATTGCGGGATTCAATCTCGGTTTTTAAATCCCTAAAAATACGCTTAGAATCCATACCATATCTCCATTGATTTTATTGGTTATTATCTGCTTGCATAGTAATAAGTGTTAGTTGGACGTTGCCCTTATGGTGTCGGGTAACTGTAATGTTACGCTACCTGTCGCATATACTTGTCCATCTGCGGCTATCAATGTCCACTCTCTATGCCCGTTCCAGTATTCTCCCGAGTATTT